CCAAGGAGTGATCCTCATGTGGTCCGGTGCGACCACGGCGGTCCCCGCAGGCTACGCGCTCTGTGATGGGACCCAAGGGACCCCGGATCTCCGTGGGCGCTTCGTGGTCGGGGCAGGGGGCGACTACGCGGTCTCCGCTGTAGGTGGCTCGGCTACCTCGGGCTTCGGCGGTGCTCACACGCACACCGAGAACCAGACCACGGCCAACCTCCAGAGCACCTCGCTCCAGGTGGCCGCAGGCGTGGACCCGGCGACGACCGCGGTCTCCGCTGTGACTCCCCAGGGGCACGTCCACACGATCAACCAGGTGGGCGATCACACGCACTCCTGTCTCCCTCCGTACCTGGCTCTCGCCTTCATCATGAAACTGTAAATGGCAAACCTCCCGCTTCGCCAATTGGGGGGCGTGGGGGTTATCACCGACGCCAGCCCGTATGACCTGCCGCCCAATGCCTACTCGGCGGCGAACAACGTCATCTTCTCCGAAGGCCGCGTGCAACGCGCTCCAGTCTTCAAGCAACTCTTCAACCCGATCCGCTCGACGCTCTCGTACGATGCGGGCACGGGGACCTTCGATGCCAACTCGGCCCTCTACAACTCTGCGGAAGGCGGTAGCTCTAACGCTTCTCGCTTTGTCGGCAGCTACACCGATCCCATTGCCGGTGAGACAGTGTTCGTGGCCGACAACGATGGAACCATCCGTGCCTACCCTGGCAATGCGATGTCCTTCCAGACCCCGACCTCGGGGCAGGTCACCAACGACAATCCTTGGACGCACGCCCAGGTCGCCGGGGTCTCCATCCTGGCCCGCAAGGGCATGCGCCCGTACGTCCGGAACATCCGCAACGACTCCCTCTACTCCCTCATGGGAGGCGACTGGGTAGCCACGGATACCGCCAGCATCGTTCGGGGCTTCAAGGGCTACCCGATCATGCTCGGGGTCAACAAGAACGGTGTGGACTACCCGACCATGGTCAAGTGGTCGAACCCGCTCCAGTACTCCACGCCGGTCTCCGGATTCCAGTGGGACCCCGCGAACGCGAACTTCCTGGCCGGTGAGAATGTCATCGGTGACATGAAGACCCCGATCCGCGATGGCCTGGCCCTTGGCGAAGCCTTCGTCATCTACTCCCAGAACCAGTTGTGGCTCATGGAGTACTCGGGGGACATGAACGTGTTCAACTTCCGCCGCCTGCCCTTCGAGGGCGGGATCCTCAACGCCAACTGCGTTGTCGAGGTGGAGTCCAAGCACTTCGTCTTCGGCTCCGAGGACATCTACGTCCACGACGGCATCAGCCGCCAGTCGATTGCCGATGGCCGCGTCCGTCGCCGGATCTTCAACACCCTGGACCGCAACAAGCAGACCGCGTGCTTCGTGGCTCACGACTCCGTGTCGAAGCTGCTGCACTTCTGCTACGCGACCCTGCAGGACGAAGCCTCGTTCGCCGGGACGCAATTCTGCAACCAGGCCGCGACGTACAACTACAAGTCCGACACCTGGTCCTTCATGGACCTCCCGAACATCGTCGGGGCCACTGAGGCCAACGCCTCCCTGGTCTCCAACTCGTTCCCGTCGGTCACCAACAGCTACACCCTGTACAACTCGTCCTACTCGAGCTTCTCGGGTGGAGGCACGCCGAAGCTGTCCATCATGCTCGGGGTGTTCGACCAGTCCAAGGGCCTCTCGGACTCGTGCGTGTACGCCGTCGACCTCCCAACGGTCGGCCTGGTGAACCTGCCAGCCAACACCGAGACCCTCAAGCCCGCCTACGTGGAGCGCGTGGGGATCTCCTTGGACACCCAGGGCCTGCCGCTGCGTTCGTACAAGACGGTGCAGTGCGCGGTCCCGGAGTCGTTCTTCGACGACAGCACGGGCACGTTCACGTTTGAGTTTGGATCCTCGGACCTCGCGGAGCAGACCCCGAACTACCGCTCCAAGGCGACCTTCAACCCCTCGTCGGACTACAAGCTCGACATGATGGTCTCGGGACGCTACCTGTCCTACAAGGTCAGCACCGCGTCGATCTCCAACTTCCAGCTTTCGGGCATGGACGTTGAGGTCAAGTCCCTCTCCAAGAGGTAACCGTGCAGTTTTCCACACCACTTCAGAACTACGTCCGCGCAGCACAGCCCCCACTCAAGGGATCCGAGGCCCAATGGCTTCAGGAGGAGCTGAAAAAGCTCGAGCGATCGGTCGCCGCAATCAACGCGGCACTGACGCAACTGGCAGCGCGGGTCGCGTAACCCCATTTCAATCGAGAGAGCAATGAAAAACTTCATGCGAATCGCGACCGGTCTCGACACCGTGCCGCTGAACCTCGCCATCCAACGCCGTCCGGAAATCTGGAAGGCCGACACGTACCTCCGCGACTACCCCCAGGGGCCGTTCGGGGAGATCGAGTCGGTCATCCTCCGCTTCCCGCCGCGCACCGTGCATGAGACCGAGGAGGCCCTGGCTCAACACCTGACCAACTTCGATCAGCACGAATGCGTCGACCAGGAGGTCTACAAGGCCCTCCCGGAAGCGCGACCCATCGTCATGGGCCTCATGGCCCGCGTGGCCGGTGAGCGCCTCGGGCGCGTGATCATCAACAAGATCGCCCCCGGTGGCCGCATCTTCCCGCACGCCGATACCCCGGTGCATGCCCAGTATTGGGATCGCTTCCATGTGGTGCTCCAAAGCGCCCCTGGGGTGTACTTCCGCACGGGCGACGAGGACGTGTACATGGCCCCAGGCGAGACCTGGTGGTTCCAGAACGCCGAAGAGCATGAAGTGATCAACAACTCCCCCTGCGACCGCATCCACATGGTCGTGGACATTCGGACATCCAAGCCGTGATTACCTATTCAGTAGAGAAGTGGCGGGACATCGTGTCTGAAATGGAGGCCTTGTGGCCCGCTCATTGGCAAGAGGTCGCTCTCGACCACGACACCATTAAGCTTGCCCCAGATTATAGGCAGTACGAAGCATTCTGCGATGCAGGTGCGCTGCACATCGTCACGGCCCGCGAGGCCGGAAAGATCGTCGGCTACCACATCAGCATCGTGCGTCCTCACCTCCATTACATGCACGACCTCCACGGCTTTACTGACGTCTACTACATCTCCCCGGAACACCGGCAGGGATGGACAGGCGTAAAGCTCTTCAAGTACGTGGAGAAGACCCTCAAGGCCCGTGGGGTCAAGAAGATCTTCTCCGGGACCAAGTTGCACCTCGACATGGGACCGATCTTTGAGCGGATGGGTTGGCGGGAGACCGAGCGCCTCTTTTCCAAGGTCCTATGATCAAAACTCTCCTCAAGATCCTCGCCCCCGCGATCTTCATGCGCTCGCATGTAGCGGCGGCAACCGTGGGTGCAGCAGCAGTCGGCGCAATCGGCTCCGGCATGGCCGCGAGCACCGCAGCAGATGGCCAGAAGGCCGCAGCCGAAGCCGCCAACAGTCCGTGGAAGGCCGCGCAGCCTTACATCTCTGGCGAGTTCCAGGGTGCCCAGGATGCGCTCCACAGCGCCCTCGGCATGGGCACGTACAGCGGCCCCCGCGTAGCCGGTCTGAACCCCTACCAGACCCAAGGTGCGGACCAGACCGCAGCCTACGCGAACGGCAACGGCATCAACACGGCCAACCAGTTCTACAACACTGGCATGGGCCTGTCGCAGACCGGCTCGCAGTACGGCACCAACGCCCAAGGTCTCTTGACCGCCGCGCAGCAGGACCCGACCCAAGGGTTCATGAACTACGCCAACGGCCTCGCGAACAGCGATATGGCCACGCAGATGATCGACGCAGCCAACCGTGACGCCTCGCGGAATCTCAACGAGTCGCAGCTTCCCTCGCTGGCCATGTCGGCGGCAGGCAGCGGCAACACGGACTCCACGCGTACCGGGGTGACCCAAGCGATCCTCCAGCGCAACGCGTCGGAGCAGATGGCTGACACCGCCGCGAACATCCGAAGCTCCCTGTTCAACACAGGTCTCCAGACGGCCCAGTCGCAGTACAACGCGAACTCCGACCGTGCCCTCAACGCGAACCAGCAGATCGGCAACGCGTACCAGCTTGGCTCCTCGGCGCTCCTCAACGGACAGCAGGCGAACGGCAACAACTTCGACCAACTGAACGCTGCGGGCGGTCTGTACCAGGGCCAGCAGCAGAACGAGTACAGCGCGGCGCAGCAGCAGTTCCAAGAGCAGCAGTCGACCCCGATGAACCTCTACGGTCAGTACATGAACGTGATCAACGGGAAGTGGGGCGGTCAGCCGGTCAACCCGGTCGGTCCCTCGGTGGCTGCAGCGGGTCTCCAAGGTGCTGCGGGTGCTGGCCTCATGGGCTACGGCATCGCATCGAAGCTCGGAGGCTACGACGGAAACACGACCAACTTCAACAACAGCGGCTTCACGATGCCTGGCGGCAACGACTACACCAACACGGCCACCACGGCCATGAACGCAAACCAGGCCCCCGCAGGCCTCAGCGCGTTCGGCTACTAAGGAGGCCCGATGGCTTATTCGTTTGACATGCCCTCGGGCATCGACCCGCGTGATGATGGGTCTCACAGCCTCCCGGCGTACCTGGGGCAGGCACTGCAGTTCTATGGGACCGACAAGTCCACGGACCTGCCGTACTACCTCAGTTACCCGATGAACAACCAGCAGGGCCAGTCCATGTTCGGTGGCGGCGCTCCGATGCAGTCGCCGGTGGCCCAGGCCATGGCTCCGGAAGCGCCTCCGCAGACTCCCGTGGCCCAGGCTATGGCTCCGGATGCACCCCCGCAGACTCCGATGGCGCAGGCCATGGGCTACCCGGACTCCGACGCCATCCAGTCGATGTTCGCGAAGCAGGCGACCGACCCGAACCTCTCGATGAACAACGGGCTGATCGCAGCAGGCGCGGCAATGATGGGCGGCAAGAACCTCCAGGAGGGTATGGCCAACGCGGGGAAGGCGTGGAACGACACGTACGACTCGACGCTCAACAACCAGCGCGAACTCAACACCCCCAAGGTCACTCCGCTGGCCGACGGCGCGTTCTCGCAGGTCCAGCTTCCCGGCCAGGCCCCGCAGATCATGCCGAACAACCAGGTCCAAGGCTTCCTGCTCGGCAAGGTGCAGATGCAAGGCCAGATCGGCATGCAGAAGGCCCTGGCTGCAGCCAACTTCGCAATGCAGCGCGACCAGGCCAAGGACGACCGTGCGAACTCCAAGCAGTACGGCAACGCACTAGTTCAGACCGAGACGGCGATGCAAGCCAACGACCGCGCCCTCGCAGTGGCCCAAGCGCAATCCGCGGACCCCACCGCATGGCCGCGTATGGCCGCGATGTTCCCGCAGATCGCGCAGGCCCTCGGGTCCGACTCGGCTGCAGGCAACCTGGTCATCCAGCGTGCTCACATCGACGCGGCACTGGTCCAGGACATGCAGAAGAAGGGTGCCCTGACGAACGACCAGATGAACTTCCTGAATGGCGACATCCCGTCCCCGACGGCTGACCGCGAGAAGGTAATCATCCCGTTCCTGAAGCAGCAGAAGGCGATCCTGGAGGAGGTCCACAAGTTCCAATCGGACCAGTACAACAAGGCCAACCCGACGCCGACGCAAGGCTTCGCCACCTCGGGCACTTCCAAGGTCCCCACAGGGACCCAAGGCACCGGCTCCGGTTCGTACCAACCCCCCGCAGTGACCGATGCACAGAGCTTTGCCGCTCTGCCGTCCGGTTCTGTTTTCAAGGCCCCTGATGGGTCGATTCGAAGGAAACCGTAATGGCTGATCCGTGGGACTCCGCTCCCTTAGCAAGCCCGATGGACGTTGCACTGGATGCTGAAGGCGCGAACCCCACGGTTGCAGCGATTGCCCGCAGCATCTACCATCAAGAGTCGGGCAGTGGCAAGAACACCAAGACGTCGAACGCAGGTGCCGTGGGAGGGATGCAGATTGTCCCTGCCACGTTCCACTCCGTGGCCGACGATGGTTGGAACATCAAGGACCCCGTCGACAACGCTCGAGCGGGTGTCCGCTACGTCACACAACTCGCAGAGAAGGCCGGGGGAGACCCTGCGCTGACCGCTGCGGGCTACTACGGTGGTCCCGGCGCAATCGACAAGGCCCGCCAGGGCATCGCCGTGCGCGACCCCCGCAACCCCAACGCACCTGACACGCTCCAATACGGGCAGCAGGTCGCTGGTCGAATTCCTCAAGCTCCCCAGGCTCCCCAAGGGGACAACTGGTGGTCCAGCGCTCCGCTTGCGGACTCGCCTACAGCCCCCCAGAACGTCCCGCAGGCTGCTTCGAGTCCCCAAGTAGCCACTGGCTCCGTCCAAGGGCAAGAAGGCGCCCCTGGACAGCCTGCAGCATCTACTCCCAATCCCGACCCCCTCGGGTACGGCGAAGCCCCGCCGAGCGACAACACCCAGTTCGCGCTCCCGGGCCAGATGTCCCCGGACCAGCTCGCAGCGGCGCAAGCCGCCAAGGAGCCGAAGCGCAACTGGGTGCAGCAACTCGGTGACAACATCACGGACTCGCCTCTCGAGACCGCAGGTAACCTCGTCCACGGGGGTATCGACGCGATCACGTACGGCATGGGTGACAAGGCGGGTGCTGCCCTCAACGCAGCAGTCAACTTCCAGGATGGCGGCACCTTCGGGGACCGCTACCACGAAGTCCTGAAGAACGTCCACGACTACGAGGACACCCGCCCCGAGTTCGCCGCAGGTCAGATCGCATCCGTCTTCGCGCCGGGTGCCGGTGCGCTCTCCCTCACGGGCCGCGCAATCGAAGCCGTCCCCACGGCATCCCGTGCTGCCCGCGCAGTTGCTGGTGGTGCCGCAGGCATGACCGAAGGTGCCGCATGGACCCTCGGCCACGCAGACAACCTCGACGATGTCACCCCGCAGCAGATGGGCCTCAGTATGGGCCTTGGTGCCCTTGGTGGCACCGCAGGGGGCATGCTGTCGAAGGCCACCGACAACCAGCTTGCGAACTCGTTCCTGCTCAAGTCGGGCAACGCCGGGAACGCACAGCGGGACGCAGAGATCATCGCGGAC